ATATTGCGTTATATCAACACAACTAAAAACAATTCGTGAGTCCTATCAGGCGCACAAACAACGTTGATTATCAGCAAATTACAAATCATACGTGCTGAAATGCGTGCGAAATAAGCGGTTATGGCTACTTGTTGAACAAGTCCATAGCCGTTTTTTTTGCTTCGTCCGCTATGTCTATATAAGGCTGCATACTCTTATAATCGGAGTGTCCCGTCCACTTCATCACAACGTTTGGAGCAATTCCAAGCATCAGCGCATTACAGATAAATGTACGCCTTCCGCTGTGCGTGCCGACCATTTGCCATTTTTCTTTCGTTTCTTCTATTTTCTTTCCACCTATATAATATATATCAGTCAGTTTCTCGTTGATGCCGCATTGACGGCACACCTCCTTGATATATACGTTCATTTTTTGGTTGGAGATGACAGGTAGAGCCTTATCTGTATCGCTATCAGCATACCGCTGCAATATGGAGCGAGAGTAGTTATTTAGCTCTATTGTTATTTTGTCGTTAGTCTTTTGGGTCGTGATATGTATTGCGTCATCGTATATATCTGTCTTTTTAAGGGCAGCAGCATCTGAATAGCGTAAGGAAGTAAAACAACAGAAGCAAAATATATCACGTGTACGCGAGAGATATTGTTGCTCAAATGTGTGGTTATACACATTCATTAGCTCTTCCCATGTGAGGAATACTACATTGCGGTTGGAACGCTTTAGATGCGTTTTGTGAGCGGTAAAGGAAATGTCTGCAAGTAATCCCTTAGCTACGAGCCAACGGAAGAACCACTTGGACATTGAGATTTTCTTCTTGGTTGTTTCGTTCTGGTGGCCGAGGTTAGACTGGAAGACCGCAAATTTGTCAAGCGTATCAGGATTTATTTTGTCGATGCTCATCTCGGCATCGAACATCTTCCATTCTTGCAATATCCGTTGATGCTTCCGATATACGCTGTCGCTCCAATTACAGATGCTGTCCTGCTCGCGTATATACCTCTCATAGAGGTCGAAGAAGCCTTCCTTTTGTGCAGTTTTATTTTCACGCTTAAACTCCTTGTCAAGCGCAGCCTTGAAGTCTTCTATTGCAGGAGAACCCTTGAATGAGTTGGCAACTGATTGTATTGTCTCCTCATACCTCTGTATCTCTGCATTTATCTTGATTGCAGGCGTAAAGCTCTTTCCGTGAGTGGTGTTACGCTTGCACCGCTGCATAGCCATGTCCCATTTACTCTTGTCAACATGAAACCCGAGCGAATAGGAAAACTTACGCTTGTTATATGTAATAAACACGCGTAGAGAACCGCGCGCATCAACTGCAAAGGTGTATACGTATTTCATAACATTACTATTTATGCTCGTGTTCTTGTAGCCCTACCGATTTCAGTAGGGCTACAAATGAAAAATCTATTGCAATTCTCAATCTCCGAACTTCATCGAATAAATCACTCTGTACAGCCTTATGACCTTAGATTTAGGAACATTCTGATTCTCAAAAACGCTGTTCTCGTTAATTCTCCTGCACTCGTAGTAATCTCCTCGGTCGTATATTCTCCTAAACAAGAACCCAAAATCACTTGTATCAACGACCATTGCAGCACCTTGCACAATATCCGAATTACTCTTCATGTGTTCAAGTGCGAGGACTTCTCCGAGTTTATATTCGGGCAGCATCGCGTCTTGCCGAATTGTATAATAAAAGTCAATAGATGTGTAAGGCGGTATTGCAGGAATGTATTGCAGTTTAAGCGTTTTATCCTCCTTAATCACAGAATACACGTCTGTATCAGATTGAGTGGCGAGCTGTTTTGTTACGACTGGTCGGAATACGATTTCTTTGTGCTTATCGTCTTCATCTTCTTCTCGCGTGCGCGTGCGCGCGTTCGTAATAGTTATATTGTTGTTTCCGCTTGCGTTATCTCCATAGGTGTTGTTGGTCGTAGATTGGTCGCGGAGCATTTCGCCCTCACCTGTGATGAGCCAATCTTTATTAATAATATCATTAAATGTATGACAGAATTTAATAAAGAATTTATCCGTGAGATATTTTTCATCACCACTAAAAACTCTACTTATTGAAGAAGTGTTTCTATTCATTTTTATAGCAAGGTTCTTTTTATCTTGAACCAGACCCTTGTATTGCAAATACTTAAAAGCTTTTTCAATACGTTCAACTTTTCCGTTATTTCCCATATTCGTTATCAAGTCTTTATTTATTACATATTACTTTGCAATCTTATAGCTTACATTTTGTATTAATGAATATTAAAAATACAATTATATCCAAACCTTCTTTGGATTTATGTTGCATTATATCAATTCACTTTGTATTTTTGCAATGTGTTTTAAAACAAGTTACTAAACTTGTTACAAAACATATTGCAAATATAAGCATTAAACTTATGTAAGCAAACATTACTAACAACAAATTTAAAACTCAACAACAATGTTACAGAAAGAATTTGAACAACTGACAGGTATCAAGGTTTCAGAAGAAGATTTTGAAAAAATTAACGAGATGTATATTGAAGCTGGTAACATGGACAAGAAGTCATTTTGCGAGGCTTATAAGAAAGGAGATTTTCTTTCAGTCGTACCTACTGTTATAGAAACAGTTAAGCGCACAGCGAATTTCGAAGGCTATCAAGAAGGGCAGGATGAAATACACGATTTGAAAATGCAAATCGCTGCAAAGGATGAGGTTATCCGTGAAAAGGATGAGGTTATTCGTGAAAAGGACGAACTACTTCAAGCACAACTTGAAGATATTAAAAAAGCTATCAAGGAATACATGAACCTTGGACAGTACGATAAAGTACTTGCCTTCAAGCCGCTTTTTTTGATAAAAGGTGACGAAACGGGTTGGGTTGTAATTCTTTGCAATATAGCAAGAAGCAACGATTAAAATAAACTCTATTTCATATTTCATACTAACTGTGTTGTGTACGCGGTTCGGGAGAATAGCTACACATAAGATTGCGATAGGTGGTTAAATGGATAGGCCATAGATATAGCTTTGTAGTTAGCCGACAAGTTGAATATTAGGACATTAAGCGGTTCGATTCCGCTCGCAATCACAAATAATAAAACTCAAAGAAAATGGCAAACTTAACATTACAAAGAAACGATGACGAAGTTAAAACCTTCGCTATTTCGTCCGAAGAAGAAGAAAACATTAGCAACATTGGGCAAGACGAAATCGTAGGTGTTATACTTGACGAGCTCCAACGTTGCAGCTATGGTATCCCACAAGAATATCTTACTAAAGACACTTGCGATGACATAGCTATGTGGTTGCTTGATGATGACGCTACTAAATTTTACGTAATTGAATATTAATCAAAGTACAGATAAAAATCTTTTACAACCAATCATGAAATGGGTTAACATGACAGTTGTTTTGTTGCTATTTGCAACAGCAACAACAATGCTCTACATAGGCAACGTATGTAACGAATATCAATCAATAAACAAAGTTATATGTACACTTTCAATACCTGTTTATATAGCTTCTTATGCGATTGGTATTGCGATGTATAACGAGAAATTATTGCCCGATGTAGTTCAGGATTTTATTAAAAACATTTTAAAAGAAGATTAATTATGAGTGCAAGATTAAAAACGGATAATCAACTGAAGACAGAAGCCATGCATAAAAAGGTTATCAATGAATATCTTTCTGTTAAGAAGGAACACCCAGAAGTATCGGCATGGCGATGCATGGTGTACGTTGCCGACAGACAAGGCATAACAGGTCAAGGAGTGCGCCAAATCTTAACAAGACATGGCATTTACAAAACTAAAAGCAAACAACAAACAATGGAAATATGAAACTATTCTTAGCAAAAGATACTGGCGGCATGTTCTTGTTTGATAGTAAACCCATTTGGGATAAAGAAACGAGTAAATTTTATCCTAAAACGGCTTACACAAATTACGAATTGACAAGCATGTTTGATAACAATCTTCTCAAAATTGGAGAATGCATCGAAATTGAAATAAAGTTGTAATCCATTGCTCCAAAAGGAGCAAAAGTCAACGAAGGTTCAACGCAAAATCCATGATTGAGTTTAAAGTTAGTAATGTTGCTTATTTATCGCGTTCGAGGGTTCGATTCCTTCGGTTGGCACAAATGTATTAACCACTCAAAAAAACAAAACAAAATGGACAATCCTGTAGTACAAACAACACAGCAAGAGCAAGAAATAAAGCTCCTGCAAATTAAAAGAGAGGCCGATTTTGATTTAACTCCTATCGGGCAGCAAGTTAAGCAATTCGAAGCTACTATGCGAATTGCACGTATGTATGCTGTTTCTTCTTTTATCCCCGACTCTTACAAGTTTAAGAACAAGCAGCCACTTGATGCACAATCTGTAATCGCGAATTGCACGATTGCACTTGAAATGGCAACACGTATGCAAGCTAATCCACTCATGGTGATGCAGAACTTGTATATCGTACATGGGCAACCCTCATTCAGTAGCAAGTTTTTGATTGCGTGTATCAACGCGAGCAAACGTTTTTCGCCATTGCGTTACGAATTTAAAGGCGAAGAAGGCACAGATGAATATGGTTGTCGTGCAATTGCTTATGAAGCAGCAGACACGAAACACAAAGAACCACTTTGCGGTGATTGGATTACCATGAAAATGGCAAAAGCAGAAGGCTGGACCACAAAGACAGGTAGCAAGTGGCTAACAATGCAAAGTCAAATGTTACGATACAGAGCCGCTGCATTTTGGCAACGCGTGTATTGTCCCGAAATCAGCATGGGACTGATGACAACAGAAGAAATCAACGACCAATATGCAGAAGTTGTTGAGGTACGCGAAGAACCCAAGCAAGTTGTTGATGTACCGACAGACGAAATTGGACGGCCTTCATTGACAGCGGTTGCTGAACAAGCGCAAAAGGCGCAACAAATAGAAAAGCAAGAACAAAAAGAGCAAAAGTCATTCGGAATAGAAGAATGGCAAATGCTAAAAAAGGAACATAACGAAGTAATATTACTTGTTAACTATGGCGCTTATTATGAGGCATACGAACAAGATGCCGAAACCGTTGCACAAGTGCTGGACAACATCGAGACCCATACAAGTGATAAAGGTTTTACTAAGGCAGTTAGTATTCCAAAATCATATTTACAGACTGTTTTACCAACTATAATACGAAGTGGTAACAGAATTGCAATACATGACTTTAAAACGAATAACGATGTACGACAACAACAATCAGAATAACATAGAATGGTATCGCTCGCGATTGGGCTATATAACAGGTAGTGCGGTTGGCAACATTATGGGGACACCGCGAAGTAAATCAGAAGAGTGGACAACAACTGCTCAGTCTTACCTGAATGTAATTGCATTTGAGCGCACATTAAATCCTATCGTTGTGCAAAACGATGACCTTTTCAGTGAGTATTTATCAATAACAGAAGTACATAGCAAAATACTTGATTGGGGACACACAATGGAAGGTGAAGCAGCACACCTATTCGCTAATACCTACAACAAGAAGTATGGCGATGGTTCTAACACACCGATTGAGTTAGACGAGCCACCATCAGTCAAGAGCGATAGTCTGCCGAACTTCTCAAGCTCGCCTGACAGAATGTACTACGACAACGAAGCAAAAGCCTTCTACGCGATTGAGATTAAATGCCCGTTAGCGCAAAATTTCATCAAGTTCGTCAAGAATGTATTCACACAAGACACTTACGAGGAAAAACTTGCTGGACTGAAGAAAGCAGAAGCGAACTACTATTGGCAGTGCTTCGCTCACATGGCTGTCACAGGAGCAACTAAAACGTACTTCGTAGTGTACAACCCATTCATGCGAAAGCCATTGTATTCGCTCGAGATTATGCGTGACGAGGACGTTATACGAGAGCTGAATGACAAGGTAATAAAAGCGGACAAATACGTTTGCAGCCTTGTTGATAAAATAATGAATGCAAACTAATAATCAATGAGCCATGACACAGACATTCGTATCAATACCGCTGGAAGACTGGCAGCGTGTTGTATCAATACTTGAACGAGTTGAAGAACGTCTTAAACCACAAGACGAGTGGATAGGGACAAAGGAGGCTTGCAAAATGCTCGGCATAACTCCGAACACATGGGTAAGCTACCGCAAGAAATTCAACATTCAGTGTTCTCAGATTGGGCGCAATGTACTGGTCATGCGCTCACAAATTGAGAACTTGTTAAAACAGCGTGAATTATGATGTATATAGAAAATATAACACACGCGTTCGAGAAGCGCAGAAAGCGCAATATAATTGCGGCAGAAGCGTATATCGAAACAGTAGTGAACAGTCTACTTAATAACTAACAACAAAAGGTAGCAGCATGGTATTTCTGTCGATACATGACGATGTATCATTCTTTCCTCCTTTCGCTTTAAGTTCCGTGTTGCTGCCTTTTTAAAAACAAAACAATGAAGAATAAAGAACAATGTTTCGTGTTTTACGAACGCTGGTATACGCAATTACAGCGTTTACCACCCGAAGAAAAATTGCAAATGTATGAAGCGATTTGCAAGTATGCTTTTGGACTTGAAACAGACGAAATGGCTTACTATCTTGAATCGTTAATGGACAATATTCGCATTGCGATTGATAACGATAGGATAAAACAGGAAGAATTTATAGTAAAACGAAGAAATGCAGCAAATAAAAGGTGGCAAAAAGGAAATGAAATACATACAAAGCAATGCGAAATAATGCAAAGCAATGCAGAGCAATGCAATAAAACAGATAAGAATGCAAATGAATGCACTTGTATGCAAATGGATACAGATGTAATGCAAAGCAATGCAGAGCAATGCAATAATAAAAATAAAAACAAGAATAAAAACAAGAATAAAAACAAGAACAAGAATAAAAATAAAAAAGATGACGATGATGATGAATCATCATCTATGGCATCGTCATCGTCATCACCGACATCGAAAGAAGATGAATTTTCGTTTTTAAAAAATGAAGTTGAAGAGTTACGGCACGATAACTCGTGGTTAGAAATAGTTGCAATGCAATTTCATTTAACGAAAATGGACGTAATCCAAAAAACAAACGATTTTGAAACTAATTGCATAATGAATGGGCAAAAGAACCATAACGGAACGGCCGATGTCAAGACACATTTTTGCAATTGGTTGAGAATAAACCTAAGAGAAAGTAATCATGCAAGCAGCTATAACAGAATTAGTCAAGAAGAGTTTGAACGGCAAAAGCGTGATGCAGAATTTGCCGAGCATGCAAGAAAGAAAATGCTCGCTGACGAACAATCAGAAGAACTTCCGTTCGATATACAAGACGGCTGAAGAACTCATGGCGACATATAATCCAAGCATGCAGACAATGTGCGCAAAGCAAAAGGAACGATGCGTAACAGGTAATAGTCCAACGCTCGTTGATTTTAAATGCATATTTGGAAGTAACAAAACTGAATTGTGGCTTGAGATACAGATTAAGGACTTTACCGAATACACAGGAGTTAAAAAGAAACTCACAACATTTCAAATTGAAGACACCGCAAGGGTTATTCTTTCTGATTTCTTCTATCTGAAAATGTCTGAGGTGTTGCTTTTCTTCGCTTTCATGAAAGGAGGGCGGTACGAACGTTTCTATGGCGCGGTTGACCCACTTGTAATAACATCTTCACTCAGAATGTTTCTGCGCGATAGAGCGAAAATAATCGAACAACACGAAACAGAAGAGCAAGAACGAAAAAGACAAGCAGAAGCAAAAGAACGCGAAAGTGCCGAAACGATGAATATCGAAGAATGGAAACGATATAAACCTTATTTCGAACAAGGTTTGTCAATTCAAGAATGGAAACAAATGCAAAACAACGCGTAAAACTGCCTTTATTTTAAGCCTAACGCAATTTCATGTTGCATACGCATAAGTTATAAGGTTAAACAAAAATGAACGCCTAAAACGCAAAAAATGAATTGGACAAAAGAACAAGAACAAGCATTGATAAGATGCTATCCAGAATGCACAATGGAAGAACTTGTCATTTTGCTTGAAATGCCAGCTTACGCGATACGCAATAAAGCGGCAAAACTAAAATTAAAAAAAAACGAAGAATTACTTATGCATATCAAGAGCCAACAAGGTAAGCGAAATGCGAAACACTTGCATACAGAAACGGCAAAGGAACGCATGAAGCAAAGCATTCGCAATATGGTGAGATTAGAAAAATTGAGAATCAAGTATAACTTGCCACGTAAAACGAGAAAAATTCTCACATTGATGTCTCCTCGCGAATGTAGGCAAAAAGCGCGTAGGCTTTATTATTTGCGCCTTAAAGGGTACGAAACTGATTGTAATAGCAATATAATCTACTACAACAACGAAACAAAACGTTCAACAAAAACAGAAAAAACCTATACGAAGTTAGGGTACGTTTTCCAACAGAAAAATGAATAAATTCAACAAACTCTACATAACGGATGACAACCCCTACAAAAGATTTGTCTTAACCCAACAGGGCGAAGCGTATTTCAGGAAGTATTTCCCAATAACAGATAACGATACAATAGCTCAGAATTTAGGTTGCTCAAAGAGAGCGGTAGTAAAATTTGCACAGACATTGGGAATAAAGAAAGATGCTGCATATATCAGTCAATGTTGCCGACACGCTGCAAAATGCGTATCACAACGTGATTTTGAAAAATTCCTCGCTGGCGGCAGAAAATTCCATAAGACGAAAAAGTGGCAGGAAATGATGCAGACTATACAAGAAAAGGTTAGAAGAACAAGACGAATGGAATACATAAGGTTGCTAAATGGTGATAGCCAAAGAACAAAGATTCGATTTCGTGAGCCTTATAGCGCAAAAAGAAAATGGTATCGTACAGCAATGAAGCGAAGGCATTATATACCCGAAACTGCAAAAATTTCTCTTGTGTTCTATTACACAGATGACACGAGAAGAAATCTTGAAGTCGAAAACAAGGCACGCAAGGTAGGTTTCACATTTCACCCCTTCAGATGATTATGAAAGAGCAATTAGCACCCACTAATCAGATTCCTAATGAGTTGCGCATTCTTACCAATGTTGCGTTTCTCATGGCTGATGTAACAGACACATTTTTGTTAGACGCTTATAGCCGTGTCAGAAGTTTAGGCATGGATTTTAAACGCGAAGAAAAGCAGAAGTGGAAACGAGCTGTAGAGCAGACACGTTTAGCGCGTAGAGCATGGCAAGAAGTCTCGCAACAAATGTATAACGTGCCAAATGTTGAAACCGCTTGCGAAAATAGCGACTTCTTTGCAGATGTCTTACTACTAATGGTTGACCGCGTAGGAGACAAGGACGAACGGCAACAAATGGTGCGCAACTTCTTAAAGCGCATGAAATCAGAAGTACACATTTACGAGAAACTTTCACACAACAAACTATAACTACTATAAAACAAACAATGAACGACATGAATGAATTTAGAATTAAAGAATACGAAGGTTTATTCACGAATGTCTATGCAGTACAAGTCAAAAAAGCATGGTTGTGCTGGCTGACAATTCGAAGGTTCTCAGCAAGTAATACGAACGATGAGGATTTATGGTGGGCGAAGGCTTGCGCAGAGAACCTTTTAGACGAACTGCAAAAAGAACAATAAACGATGATACCCATGTTAAAAGACGTACTGACTATTCTTTTTTACGCCCTTGTTTATTGCACGGCCCTATATGTCGTGCTACAGTTCACGTATAAGCTCGGCCGCTACCGAGCCGAAGAGGCAATGGCCGATGAAGTGGCGCGCCTTCGCCAATCGCGTTGGAAAGAAGGCTACACGATTGGTCGTGAACAAGGATACACAAGAGGTCGTGATCGCGGCCACAAGGAAGGCTATCGTGAAGGTTACGCGAAGGGCCGTGCCGAAGGCTATGACGATGGCAGAAGATACGAAGCCATTACCGAGCATAACAAAGAACAACTTGAAAAGATGATTGCAGAACATGACTACAATATCAAGCAAGGTTAGTGTATGGACAAGGCGCAAATGTGACGGTAAGCTAATGTTTCCGCGTACCGTTGCAGCGCACCTTAACGAGATTGATGCTTACGATAGCTCAATACTCACAGAGAGCGACATTCAGCAAATTAATAATTACAAAAGAAATCATTTATCAAAATGAAAAAGTACAAATTAACGAATGAAACGATTGTACACTTCGGAATTACACTTTATCGAATTGAAGCTTTAATGGATTTTTCTGATGTGAAGGCTGGCGATAAAGGAGGGTTCGTGCAATCCGAGAATAATCTCTCACAACTTTGTAACGCTTGGGCCTATGGTAATGCTAAGGTCTATGGTAATGCTAAGGTCTATGACAATGCTAAGGTTTATGACAATTCTGAGGTCTATGGCGATGCTGAGGTCTATGACAATGCTTTTGTCTTTGTCGATGCTAAGGTCTTTGGCAATGCTTCTGTCTGTGGCAATGCTTCTGTCTATGGCAATGCTGAGGTATTTGACTATGCTAAGGTTTATAACAATGCTAAAGTCTGTGGCAATGCTTCTGTCTTTTGCGATGCTAAGGTCTATGGCAATGCTATGGTCTATTTCGATGCTAAGGTCTGTGGCGATGCTGAGGTATATGGCAGAGCTGAGGTCTTTGAAAATGCTGAGGTCTATGACAATGCTAAAGTCTATGGCAACGCTAAGGTCGGTGGCGATGCTGAGGTCTATGACAATGCTTTTGTCTGTGGCAATGCTGAGGTATTTGGCGATGCTGAGGTCTGTGGCAATGCTGAGGTCTGTGGAGATGCTTCTGTCTATGGAAATGCTTTTGTCTGTGACTATGTTAAGGTCCGTGGAGATGCTGATGTCTATGGCAAAGCTGAGGTCCGTGGAGATGCTAAGGTCTATAAAAATAGCGATTACATTGTATTCAAAAATTGGTGGAGCAGTGGACGATATTTCACGTGGACACGTAGTAATAAGATGTGGAAGGTAGGCTGCTTTTATGGCAATGGTGAAGAGCTAATAAAGAAAGCTTATGCTGATAGCGAAGAAAGCGGAAGAGAATACGAACGCGTGGTTAAATACGTGGAGAGCATCCTTGCTGACGAGTTTAACAAATAAACTAACAAAATGGAAGTAGAAATCACATCATATATTGAAGATACCGACATTATTCAGTCTGTTTCAGAATACCAACAATCAAAAGTGCTTGAAAATATATTTGAAGAATGCACTGAAGAGCAACAACAGAGATTTATCAGCAATCTTGATGATTCTTACCTCATAGAAGAATTAGAAGAAAGAGGTTTTACAATAACTAAAAAAACGAACAACAATGGATAACAAAGTATTTGACTTTCACGAAATCAAAACCTTTGCAGATGCTTGTGAGAAGTTGGGCATGAAAGAACACCTACTTACTGGCAGTATGGGTGGAGATAGAGAAGCGCAAGGACAAGCACAAGCACTCTACAAATTGTTGATTATCCAAAAGGCTATAAACAATGACAAGTGGCGTGATGAAGATGGCTTGAGCTATTATCCTTACTGGGTGCTCTACTCCAAGGAAGGAATGGAGCGCATGAGTGAGGAGAAAAAGCAGAAAAGGGGTATTAAGCAACTTCTCTCTTGTGCTGTTGCGTTTAGTACGGAATGTGCAGGTGTCCGCTGTGCGACTCCGAATGCTCGTGGTGCGCTTGCAAATACGTATTGTGGTTTTCCCTTGTGCTTTAACAGCGAAGAAGCAGCACTATATGCAGCAAAACAATTTGAAGATTTGTTCTTCCAGTACTACGGAATTAAAGTAAAAGAATAACACAAATCAAAACAATATGGAAAAGAAACAACGAATGTTCTATTTCGGAACGAATGGTTGTGCTGGGCATTATGCTCTTCCTATCAATTCAGATTTGCCTGATGTAAAAAGTGACGATTGGGCGCGTTTCGATGGTGCTATGCTTATTTGGATAAGAAAATATGGCACTTATAGTCAAGCAAAATTATTCGGCTCTGAGTGGTCTGTGTATGCAGTTCCTCGGTCGGTTGATGACGCACGCGATGGTTGTCACACTGACTTCCTTTGGGAAGGCACGCATTCTAAAGAGGAAATGGAAGCATATATTAAGCAAGATGCTTTTCTTCGTAGGCAGTTTTGTTTTAAGCTTGAAGCCAACATGGTAAATCGTGGAGACATTGTTCATGCGTCAGATGACACGCTCATCAAAATTCATCACATTGGCGCAGAAGGAGAAGTTTATTACGAGGCCTATGCAGACAATGCTCGTGGACGACTACAAGATGAACCGTACACTTGTCATTACGGATTCATAACAAGTTGCTATCCTGCTACCGAAAAGCAAAAACGGTGGCTTATGAATTGGATTAGAAAACATAAATGGCTAATGTCTTACAATAAAAACAAGAAACAATGAATATTGCAGAAATTTTGAAGAATTGCCCGAAAGGGTTGAAGCTTTATAGCTCTATCCATGGCGAAGTGGAATTGGTTTGCGTTAATGAATATAGTGATAGATACCCTATTTATTGTAAAGCTAAAAATGGAAAAGATGTAACCTTTACAAGCGATGGTAGGATTTTACTCGAATATCCCGATGCGGAATGCATACTTTTTCCATCAAAGACACAACGCGATTGGAGCAAGTTTGGAGTGACTGACCAAGTGACTGACACACAACCGAAACATCAGTTCAAGCCGTTCGATAAAGTTCTTGTGCGAGATAGAGATGATAGAAAATGGGGGTGTGACTTTTTTTGTCACTTAGGTGATAAGGAGGGCGTTTTTGTTTGCATTAGCTCATGGTGGAGGCAGTGTATTCCCTATGAGGGTAACGAACACTTACTTGGAACAACAAAAAAACCAGAAGAATGACACGAACAACATTTAAGAGAGTACCCTTCAACCTTGAACTTGCAAAGAAAATAACGAACGTGGAGGTTAAAGGGCACATCGTTACGCGAGACGGACGCCAAGCAAGAATTATTTGCTTTGACAGAAAGGAAAATGAAGATATTTTTGACCCTCCTAAAAACATAATTGCGCTTGTGGAGAATAAAGACGGGAGTGAAGGCGTGTTCGCGTTTAGAAATACTGGTATGATTCTTCTTACAGAAGAAACAGACCATGACCTCCAAATCGAAGTCCCCACCTACTACCGCGACTACTCCAACTTTGTGCCGCAAAAGTGGCAACCTTGTTTGGTGAGAGAATCAATTTATGACCATTGGAAAGTAAGAGTTTGTGCTGCTAACAAGCAACAAGTAACATTCTATGATAGTAGTAATTGTTGTAGTGGAGACATTCTGTGGGACTTCAAACTACCACTCTCCAAAATTACCGAACGCTTGATAGGCACCACCAAGAGCTACAAAGAACTGATAAAAGAGCTTGACGGACATGGGCAAGATTAAATCATGTGACGGGCAAAGCTGCAAGGAGCGCAAGGCTTGTTTGCGCTTTGCACTGTCGCATACAGAACATGATAAAAGCAACATTCACAAGGGTTGCTATTTCACAAGGCCGAACGGGCGCGACTGCCCGATAATGATTAAAAACAAAACGATATAACAGAAGTAGAATTAGTTATAACCAGTTCAAACGAATAAATCATGACGAGACTTTTAGTAGAATATCTGAAAGAACTGTATGCAGTGCTTGACAATGCCATACAGAACTCTGACCATACGGATTTTGAACATTGCTATCGGGCACTTGATGAGTTGTGCTTACACGCCATGCTCTATACGAAAAAATACAGGAGTGTGACCTATATTCCTGACACCATGAAGATGTACGACCGAGATATGAAGTATGTGCGAGGTCTTATGAACAAGGAGGAGGAGAAAGCCTACCTTGACGCTGAGATGAAGCGCGCATACAAGCTTTTTGCTAAGGACAAAGAAGAGGAGGGCAAGGCATGATAACAATAATTTCTACTGCTGTTGGGTTCGTTTATGGTGCGTACATGGCTTACATTGCTGGCAAAGAACATGGCTTTTACAAGGGCCGCAGCGAGGCTTACAGAGAATTTGGGCACATTATCGAACATTATAAGAATTTAGCTGATGCAAAGAACACCGCAACAAAGGGCGCGTGAGGTTCTCCAAGGGCAGATGCCCGAAATTCTTTTCCAACTCTGTGCGCACCGCGTGTAATGGCTTCACACATAGCAAATCAGTAACTAAAAATACAACACTTCGATAAAGTATAAACATTATGACATTCGACGAATACCAAGAACTTGCAATGACTTTCTGTACAAAGGAGAGTAACAATTTACCATACATGATACTCGGCCTTAACGAGGAAGTAGGAGAACTTACAGGAAAGCTTGCAAAAGCAGTGCGCAAAGGACTGCTAAAGCCTGACCTCACCTTTGACGAGGATAACGTTAATGAAGAACTTTTTGAGCTAATGGACAACATTACAAAGGAAAGTGGTGATGTGCTATGGATGCTCGCTGGGTTACACTCCGTTCTTAACAAACGACTCGAAGCTACTGCGCATCTGAATATCCACAAACTTACAAGCCGCAAAAACAGAGGTGTTATCGTCGGGGAGGGCGACAACAGATGAGCTATAAGAACGAACCAAGGACGAAGCAAGGCCGCGCAAAATACAGAAACAAGGTTGTAAACAACGTTTTCGGGCGATTTGACAGCGTAAAAGAGTTTAAACGATACATTTACTTGCTTTCGCTTGTAAAGTGCGGTAAAATCAAAAATTTGAAAAGGCAAGTAACGTTTAGATTGTTACCTTCACAATACGAGGACGGAAAACTTAAAGAACGTGCATGTACGTATATTGCAGATTTTATGTATGAACAAGACGGAAAACAAGTCGTTGAAGACACAAAAAGTGCGATAACAAGTAGGCATGCTGCCTACATAATAAAACGAAAATTAATGCTCTATTTATACAAAATTGCAATAAAAGAGGTGTAATGTTTGGATAATCCGCTGGCGAGATAAAAACTTGTCAGCGGATTTTCTAATATTGCAGTAATCCAAAACTATTAAATATGGAAACAAAGAAGATACCATTATTAAAATTACATCTTAACACTGGGCAAATTAAAGATGTACCGAAAAACCCTCGTTTCATTAAAGATGAACGTTTTGCGGCACTTAAAAAGTCAATAGAAGATGACCCCGAAATGCTAAGTCTTCGTGAACTCGTTGCTTATGACAACAACGGAGAACTTGTTGTTATACTCGGCAATATGCGTTATCGCGCTATGAAAGAACTTGGCTACAAAGATGCTCCTGTTAAGGTGTTACCAACTGAAACAGAAGCAAAGAAACTTCGCGCCTATATTCAGAAAGATAACATTGCATTCGGACAAAACGATTGGGACTTGCTCGGCAATGAGTGGGACGTAACCGAACTTGAGGATTTCGGATTGGAATGCGATTTTCTTACAGATAACGAAGACATGACAGATAACGAAGATGAAGGGAAAAATGATGAAATTGAAGATTTTAGTTCAGAACTCACTCCTCAATACAAAATAGAAATATCGTTCGATAATGAAGAAGAACAAGAAAAGATATACAATGAATTAACAGAAAGAGGACTATCATGCCGAATTTTGACATTATAAAAGAGGTTAATCCACCAAAAAGCTTTAGGTGCGAGTACGTAAGAGGTACTTACGATTTAAGTATCGAAAAAATCAAAGAACATTTTAAGGGTAGTATTGATTTTCCGCAAAATTGGCAGATTGGATTGATTGTTGGTAACAGTGGAACAGGAAAGACAACGATTGCAAAGTCTCTTTTCCCAGATGCTTATATCGAGCATTTTGCCTACGATAAAGAATGTTTCCTTGATGATTTCCCAAGGGAAGCAAAAATGCAAGATGTATGTAAAACATTGAATAGTGTTGGCTTTTCTTCACCTCCTTCATGGCTTAAACCTTACGCAGTTTTGAGTAATGGGGAAAAGATGAGATGTGATTTAGCAAGAGCTATTTTGTCGAAAAAAGAATTATTCGTTTTCGATGAATTTACGTCTGTCGTTGACCGAAATGTCGCAAAGATAGGTTCATTAGCTATGCAAAAAGCTATCAGACAATCAGACAATAAAAAGCAATTTATTGCGGTTACTTGCCATTTTGATGTGATTGAATGGTTACAGCCAGATTGGATATTCAACACGAATGATATGACGTTTAGTTTGTCTTCAAAAAAAAAAGACCAAACATCACTTTATCAATATACGAAATACCAACAGCACAAGACAAGCGGAAATATTGGAAAATGTTTAGCAAATATCATTATCTGAGCGACAGCTTTAATATTGCTGCAAAAGTATTTATTTGCTTTGCTAATGATAACCTATGCGGATTTTGCGCGGCATTACCTTTTCCTCACCCTAAAATTAAGAATGTGTACAGAGAACATCGAACTGTTGTATTACCCGATTTTCAAGGTGTTGGTATAGGACACAAATTTTCAAATTGGGTTGCTGAATATTTCATCAAGCATGGAAAAAGATATGTTTCTACAACTTCTAACCCAGCATTGATACATGCAAGATGTAAAGATGCGAAATGGGTGTTGAAAGAAATGCCGAAAAGAAAGAATCAACCTAAAAATGCAAAAGTTTCCAAAATATCGTTCAAATCAAATTCTAGCAACAGAATTACAGCAAGTTTTGAATACATAGGAAATAAACAATAAAACTATGGCTAAAGTAAGTGGTGAAACGCGTAAACTAAAACATGGTAGCCGTGAATATCGTAAAAGGCTGGACGAAATTAAGTCTATGCAAGAAAATGGTAAGTATAGTTCTGTTACGATTGGTACTCATGGTGGTTATCTCGCTATTGAAAAGAGCAATTCACAACATAAGGTAGAAGAAATTGAGGCAGGACAATTTCTTGCAGACAATGGATACAAGGTAATATTAACAAGTGAAGATGGTCACAAAGCTACGGGTGATGGCACTCTATTTAGCATTGGATATGAACAAAGGACACCAACAAAAGGTACGACTCATGGTGTGCTGAAAGCAATAGAACATGCAAGAATTAAAGTAATGAAAGGTGCGAAAGAAGTGAAAATACCTGTTATTTATGATAAGAATAGACTATACAACAAAACAATGATTGATGAAGGTATCAAACTTTACGAGCGTTTAAATAAAATAAGATTTAAAGAAATAATCGTTGTGTCTGCAAATGGAAATATTCATCGGCATAAACACAACGATTAAAGCAAAGATAGCTTGACCATGCTCAGAGGCTAACTTCTACACAATGTTCCTCACAAACTGGGGTCTTGCGCATGGAATGCTTGTAACACGTTACCCTGCTGAACACACCTGATAATGTATTTATTGTGATACCGCAAAATTACAAACAAAACACGAAACGCACAAACAATGACAAATGAAATTCAATATATCCCCGATAGCCTATTCCCAACAGACAACGATTTTGAGGTGCCTTCTTTGCGCTTAGATATGGCTGCATTAACGTGCGAAATTCCGTTTGTCTGTTTCGGTGAACAAAAGCGAACGTTCAAAATGAATGGCACAGGAACGCTGCATTTCTATACAGACGATTATCGTTTTAACGCGGTTTACGAACACCCCGAGAAAATATTGCAGCACAATCCAGCGCAGATAGTAGAACCCAACTTCTCGCTATTCAATGAAACACCGATTGCGTTCGGAATGCAAGCAATCTATAAGAAACGACTCGTTGCAAGGCAGATGCAGGAGCAAGGCATTCGTGTGTTCGTTGACCTGAATGTCGCTAACAAGTTCTGCGCATTCAATTTGCTTGGAGTTCCGAAAGGTTGGAGCGCATTCTGTACACGTGGTTATGAGGATAGAGTGAATGGTCTAAACTTTGAATACGAAATAGCTAAGCGCATTGCTGACGGCAATAATCTTACATTCGTTGTGTATGGCGGTGGCGAAGTTATCAAGCAATGGTGCAAAGAGCATGGCGCGGTATACGTTACACCTATCATCATTATAAAGAACAAATACAAGTCTATTCAGCGAATGGCACAGAATACTGCCTTGTTCAAGGAAAAATGGGATATGGGCAAGGCTATCCCAACGCTGAAAGATTTGCTTGACAAACAAGTTATTGACAATAGAAAACAAATTGAACATGAAGTATAGCGGAGGAACGAGAAAAAGGAATATAAATCGGAATGATGCTACAAATATGTATGCGCACGCAGAACAAATAATAAAGGATTATGCGAAAGAAGCGATGCATTCCAATCAAACAGAAAACGATATTCGCAAATTTGAGGATAAAAGATTGATGCAATTGATACGCACTGGTTCGCGTTATCGAGAAGGATTATTGGAAGAAGTTGTTCAACAAGCAATTGATGCTGACAAACAAGGTAAACGATGGAACACTGGATGGGCTGAAGGTTTTAAATCTGAAATCAACAGAGTTGCAAACTTAAAGAAAATGCATGACAATATCCCAGTTTATCAGAAAATACTAAAAGAACGTAGAAAGAAGTAGATATGGTAAAAAATAGCGGAGGTACAAGGAGTTCAAGGAGAACGAATAATTCAGTAAAGGCGCAATCATCAAATGCTCCTGTCAGAATGGATTATCATACATACGAAAAGATGGGGCAAACATCTCAAGGACGCAAAGAAGCACATGACATCATGGTCGGAATTGTAAAAGAGAAATTAAATGCGGTTATTGCTTCTGCCCCCGAAGCAAATAAGGGTAAATTAAAACAGATGTTAGATAAGGCTTATGTGGAAATATCAAGTTTAGGAAATCGTGCATTGTTTAGAGATTTCGCTGGTGCAGCATTGGACGAAAAGGCCTTTTTGAAGAATGTAAACTCGGTTACACGAGGAACATACGAAGAACATACTTACTACAGTGTGGAATCTATGTTGCACAGAGATGGTTATAGAACACGTAAACGCAAATAAAGAACGGAAACATGGTAAAAAATAGCGGAGGTACACGAAATAAAAGACGCTCGTCAGAGCATCGTACTGGCCCAGGTTTTACAGAACCAATAAAAGGCCCTACAGAACCATCTTCATCAGCAACTGAAATTCAATACGTATTTACAGACAAAATAACGGGAAATCAGTCTGATGGTTACAAAAATCTTGACGCGGTTAAAACGGCTATAAAAGAAGCTGAAAAAAACGACAAGAAAGCTGGTGTGTACGAAAAAGATAGTTATTACATTGAGCGTATTGAAAACATTAAAGGTCGAGGACGCTCCGAATATTGGCATTTTGGAAAATAAGTTGATTTATGACTAAAAAAGAAATAGATATGCGAAATAAAGGCGAACAAAACCTTATCCCGATGAACAAGCAGCCGCCCGAAGTGCAGAGGGAACTCAGCAGAAAGGGTGGCCGCAATTCAGGGAAATCACGCAGAGAAAAGCGTGCTATGTCTGAAATACTTCGTATGATGATAGACCAACCAATAGACAAGGCAAATGCAACGATTGTAAGCGCGCTTAAAAAGGTTGGAATATCATCAGAAGAAGCTACAAATGGCGCGTTGATTAATTTGCAGTTAATGAACCTTGCACTTAGCAGTTCTGTTGATGAAAAGACAAAATTACGCGCAATCGAAATGATACATCGCTTCATTGACGGACAAAAGGTTGATGTAACTACAAATGGCAAAGAAGTAACACACGAGCCACTTGTTATTGAGGTTATTGATAGCCGAGAACAAGTGATTAAAGATGATGAAGATGAAGAAAGGTAAAAGGTTACAAACAACTCGCATCTTTGCAGAAATTGAGCAAGCTAAAGCACGAGGTTATACAACCGTTAGCGAGCAAGGCAGTAGCCGAAGTTCTAAGACATATAACACCGTGGTTTGGCTTTGTCAGTATTGTTGGAATAACCCGAATACATCAACATCTATTGTTCGTGCCACATTACCTGCCTTAAAAGGTTCTGTTCTTCGTGACTTTAAAGAAGTGATGCAACGGCTCAAAATTTGGGATTTCTGTACTTTCAATAAGTCAGAATTGGTTTGCACGTTTCCAAATGGTTCTTTTGTTGAGTTTTTCTCTTGCGATAACGAGCAAAAATTACGCGGTCGTAAACGTAAAATATTGTACGTAAATGAAGGCAACGAGTTAAAATACATCGAATGGCAGCAATTGCAAATGCGTACAACGGAGTTCTCTATCATTGACTATAATCCTTCATTCACGGACGACCACTGGCTTTGTACGCTAAATAAAGAGCCTAATACGTATCACTTCATCACAACATACAAGGACAATCCATTTCTTGAGCAAAAGGTTATTGACGAGATAGAAAGCCTTAAAGAAAAAAATCCATCCTTATGGCGCATCTACGGCCTTGGTCTGCAAGCAATGGTTGAAGGGTTGATTTTCGAAAATGTAGAAGAAGTTGAGGATATTCCGAGGTGGCATAAGAAGCACCACCGAAGAGGTATGGACTTCGGTTATACAAACGACCCGACAGCGATTGTTGATGTCTATATAGACGGAGATACATTATGGATTGATGAAATCTGTTACCAAACAAAAATGCTCGCGGAAGATATTATCAACACGCACAAAAATGCAAATCGAACGTGCCACGAAGATGTAAAGGTTATATCCGAATCGGCAGATCCACGTCTAATTGATGAAATATCCAACGCTGGTATTGATATACACCCTGTACGCAAATTTTCTGGCTCAATCATGGCTGGTATTAACAAGATGCAAGAACTCAAAATGAAAGTAACGAAACGAAGTGTAAACGTTTTAAAGGAGTTCAGAAATTATACCTACAGACAAAACAAAGAAGGTAAATGGCTAAATGAACCCATTGATGCGTACAACCACGCAATAGACGCCATTCGTTATGTTGTACTTGAAGAGATACTTGGACAGAATAGCAACGGCCTTGAAGCGGACGAATTTTTAGCAATCATGTAACACATAAATTAAAAAGCACTAAATGAAAAGCATAGAAGAAATCATGGCTATCGGAAATCCGATGACCATATACACACTACTTACATCGTATAAGAAACCCTTTCACAAAACGATAGAACAAACAGAAAGCGAATATAACCCTATGAAGCATAAGGTTATGGATACGCAATACAGAAAGAAAAAAGCTATAAAGGTTAAAACTAATAAGGTTGACAATGACGGTTCGCCATTATACAAGACTAAATACGTTGACCGTTGCCGTATTGCAGTTCCAGCACAAAGATTACTCTGCGAACGCGATGTCGGTTTTCTGTTGTCTAATAACGTTAAATACAACATAAAAGGCGAAGTAGATAATAAGGCGCAAGAATTATACAATAGAACAATTGAAATCTTCAACGAGAACAAAATTGATTATTTCGATAAAAAGTTGGCTCGTGACCTTTTCCGTTGTTGTGAATGTGCTGAGTTGTGGTATATTGTTCCTTCACAAGACGAAACACAACAAAATGAAATCCGCGTAATGTTGCTTTCTCCGCTTCGTGGTGATGTGCTTTATCCACATTTCGATGATTACAATCGTATGGACGGATTTGCGCGCAAATACGTTATTAAAGACGAGTTAGGACAAACAACCATACATTTCGATGTTTATACGAATACGATGCTCTATAAGTATTCTAACGCTGGTTCAACCATGCAGCTCATGAGCGCAAAGCCACATGGATTTACCAAAATACCTATTGTATACTATCGCCAAGAAGAAACAGAATGGGAATGTGTGCAACCTGTTATTGAACGACTTGAAGAATTACTCTCAAATTGGGGTGATGTAAATGATTATTTTGGCGCGCCTACTTATTTCTTCAAAGGTAAGATGAAAGGTTTTGCGGAAAAGGGTGAAGTCGGCCGTATTTACCAAGGTGAAGGAAGTGATACAGACATGAAGGTCGTATCGTGGAACTCAGCACCTGAAAGTATGCGGCAAGAAATGGCAAACCTTACAAACATCATCTTTTCGTATTCGCAGACACCCGATATTTCGTTTGAGAATATGAAAACGCTTGGTAATAATACAAGTGGTGCTGCCATTCGGTTAATGTTTACTGACCCACATTTAAAAGCCGAAACGAAAGAAGAATTGTTTGGCGAAATGTTCACACGAAGATTTAACGTTGTTAAGAATGGCATTGCTGCGAGTGTTTTTGCCACTCCTCAACGCATTGCCGATTCATTAAGGGTAACACCTATCTTTTCTCCATACATTCCGAAGAATGAAATGGAAATGTTGCAGTTAATCAATCTTTCCACGCAAGGCAAAGCTACCATGTCACAAGAAGAAGGCATCGAAGAAAATCCAATGGTACGTAATGCTGAACGCACAAAAGCACTCTTAAAGAAAGAGAATGAAGAAGCCGCCAAAATGAACCTATTTGCCACGGCAACAAGCAATGAACCAAATGAAGAATAAGAATGAACATTAAGAATATCATTCAACTTCTGTTGCAAAGTTCTTCTGATTTCAACAAGTTGCATGACTATGTTATTACAGAGTTGAGCAAGGCGGTAAATAAGTCTGTCAACGAAGCCAACCCAGAAGAACTTTTTAAAATTGCGAAAACTTGCACCCCAACCGAAAAGGATAGGGTGCAAGCCCTTTTAGATGCGTATAATAACGCGGTTTTATCGCTTATAAAGCAAGGAATAACAAAAGCCGTGTTATTCTCAACTAATACGCAACAAAACGCGCTGAGCGCGTTTACTCGCTTTGAAGGTAAGGAAGTGGACGCTTGGCGAAAAGAAACGGCACGAGCTTTTATTGAAAGCCGTATGAAGCGTGACAACGGACTTAATCTTTCTGACCGCGTATGGAATTATACACAACAAACAAAATCTGAATTTGAAGTTGCAGTTTCGCAAGTGTTAGAAAATGGCATCGGCAAAGGAATATCAGCAGAAAGTCTTGGCCGACAAGTAAGGCAATATCTTAATAATCCAGACATGATGTATCGTAGGTATCATCGCAAGCAGCTCATGTCGGACGGTACGAAAAAGGATATTGTAGAATGGCGCAGAAGAGTAATTGATAAAGAAGGCAAGGTGCGTTTTATTAAAGAGGATCTTGCAAAGGTTGGCACTGGTGTGTATCGCTCCGCACGTCAAAATGCTTTGCGCCTTACAATAACTGAAACAAACATGGCTTACAACTATTCCAACTGCAAACGTTGGGAGAGTGAGCCTTTTGTGTTAGGCATTCGCATTCGTTTGTCTGCAAATCACCCAGAAGAGGATATTTGTGATGAATTGGCTGGCGATTACCCGAAAACGTTCATGTGGCGCGGTTGGCATCCTCGCTGCATGTGTTCAGTGTCTCCTATTCTAATGGACAGAAAAAGTGATGAGTGGAAGAAACTTCGCAAAATGCCTAAAGAAGAATACGAAGCTTATCAATCTCCCAACCTTGTAAAAAATGTGCCGAGCGCGTTTTCTGAATGGTGTGAACGTAACAAGAAGAAACTAAAGGTGGCTCGTGATAACGACAAACTGCCTTACTTCGTGAGGGATAATATGAAGACTGTAGGAGATATTGTAGGTTGGGAAGAGGTAAAATACAAGTTAGGCAAGGGAACGATTACTATTCCCAAATACGTTAATTCATCAGATAATGACTACAAAAAACTGATACAAATAGCTGAGCACTTTGCATTGAAAGGTTCAAATATTGTTCTTACCCCCAAGATGAAACGTCCTCCAGAATTTGAGTATTCAAAGTATTATAAATCTTTAATCGGCACTAAATATGAAGGTAAATGCCCAGATTTAAATATTGATGGAAAGTGGTATGAGCATGAGGGGTTTGTTTCTCTGAATCCAAAGAACGCGTTTAGAAATATGCTAAATGATGGTCTTGCGCAAAGTGATAGAATTATCATAGATAAGCCTAACTTAACTGAAGCGTTTATGAAGAGAGGAATATATAACAGAATTACTAATGGTGCTGAAATCGAGGAGGTTTGGATAAGGGATGGTAAACACATATATCCCTTATATATAAAGTCAGAGGGATAGCAAAATGCCACCCCTCCTTCTGTCGAGGAATCGGTAGTCATTAGCTACGGAATCCTCATTGCAAAGGTATGAATTTTTGCCATACCTCGCAAGTTTTTATGATTCTTTTTTGATGAGCATTCCTTGCAAATGCGACAGGCGTTGCAAGGAATGCTTTTGTATGTTTCACGACTCGCTTTTATATTATCTTTCTTAGTTTGTCACGTAAATTGTTGGCTATTTCTAATCTGTCAAAGAAAGATTTAGGTATCGCCTTACTGTTAGTCGTTAATATCGTACAATTACTTTTTGCGATATAATCTATCAATATACCATATAACTGGGTTAAATCTTCCAAGGTTAATGTAGCTGTTCTTGTTTCGCTCATTGTATTTAGTCCTAAAAATCAATTTTCCAAAGATATTGAATATCCCCACCTCCTAAAGTAAGCGTCACGTCAGGCTGGGCCATCAAGTCACTTTTTTTGAATGAGAAATAATACAGCGACCTTGGCTTAAGCTCGCCACTGATTATCTTCAATTCGTATGATGACTTCATATAGGTTGAGCCTGTGGTCAAATCCCATCGAAGCAGGTCTTTCAAAAAATCTTTTGCTTTCATGTCGTTAATCTATAAAGTCATTGAATGTTGTTACCTCCTCTCCGTCCTGAATAAAAGGCTTTTTATCGCAAATATAGCCTTTCCACAAACCATATTCGTAGATAAGGAACATGTGGTATCCAGCATTACGAAGAGCTTTAAAGGCTGCTTTCATTTCCTCGCCATTAAATCGGATATTAACGTCACTGTTAAATGCTTCGTGGTCGCCAAATCCGTAGGCCTTACCACTTCGTTTATGAACTCTAACGTATAGAGTCTTGCCCCTGTACGCGCTTTGTCTTTCTGGGTGAAATATGCGCCAGACGCTAGTGCTGAGAAACGCATCACAAATGTATTGTACAACTTCTTGGCGCACTTCTGTTGGCTGTACGTAATCGTTCTTGGGTATGTTTACTGTTATTTCCATGATGTTGTTTTTATTTTTAAATCGTGTGATTGTTTTTGCATTTTCTTCTTTCATGGCTCGCGAGTGGGTGTTTTCCACTCGCGAGGTTGATATATTTAGATTGCGTATTGTTCTTCAAGGAACTTAACCATTGCTCTATTCTGTGGCAGCATGTCAGGTATATTCATGCTGTCGGCCTTATAAAGCTCTGTTGCAGCGTTATACACGTCCCACACGGTCGTTTTATTGGTGTTGTGGTAATTAATAAGCAACAACTCAGTAAAACGCGAAATTTGCGCCTGATTGAGCGGATAAACGACTGGCTCTTTGATAGCCTTGTTCAATGTGTCGCACTTTACTCGGATAGTTGTAAGCATGCCAATCAGCGTGAATACTTGCTCGGCTGTAAGTTCTATGTTCTTCATGCGTTCAATGCGCTCTCTGTCGCTTACAATGATGTGGCGTGCATCAACGAGCCAAGACTTGATAACATCAAGGACATCTTGAATCGTTACCTTATCACCTCGTCCAGCACCTTTCTCGGCATACGTTGATATGTAGTTGCTCGCATTGAGCATGCATTGATTGTGGCATATCTTAACCATGTTCCCAAATCCAGCTTGAATGCCTTTTTGGTGGAAAGCAATAGCGATGTTTGTAGTGTTTTCGCTGTCATCAAAATCGCTTATTCTGATGTTTGCGAAAACGCGTCTCAAAATGTGTGCTTCTACTGCCTTATCTCCGTACTGAGCTTCTACCTGCGGAAGTAGCACAACACCAGGCTGAGCGCGGTCTTTGTTCTGTGCAGCAAATAAGTCGTACACTTCAACATTGAAGTGCTGCTCGTTGCACATGTTAATTACTTCGTTGAGCAACTGGAAGTGATAGATGCCTTTCAAAGGATTGTTGTATACATCGTTTTCCTTGTGCGTGCGTTGTAATTGTTCCAGCGTAATGGTTTGTACTTTCGCTTTTTCGAAGTCAAAAAACTTATTATCCATTGTGTTATATATTTTAGAGTTGTTATTGTCAGATTAAAATTGCGCTTAACGTTATCGCCCAACGAATTGTGATAGCAAAGTGCGAGGTGTACGTTTCGCTCCCAACTGGGATAAGTCTGACTTATGCACTCGTGCAACTATTCAGAGGTATCTCCTTTTCTAAGCATCTTAACGTTTAGCTTCAACGTTTGGCTTATTTATTGTTTACGCCAAACAAGAACGTTTTTGTAGCTATCCAAACACAGCTCGCCACAAATGAGCCGATTTTTTTTGTCAGGTGTTTTTTTCACCCCACGGCATGCCTGACCGCCCGCTGTTGTATACGGTTTTTCTCTACAATGGTGCTTGGATTGCACCTACGGCTTTTTAGTTGTATTGCTCAACCCTCGTAACGATAAAGTACGGTATACGTTTTCTCGGTTTGTAACGTGTTATCTCACGACTGGTTAACACCACAGCTTTCGGATTTACTCTTGTCTGAGGTTTACTTTCTGTTTTTTTGAAGGGAAAGCGCAAAGAAATTCTAAGAATCGCCCAACCCAGTTTGAGCAAAGGTTTTTAAAGTCTCCACAGACCCATTTTCCGAACTTATGTGTTCACGGCTCTTTCTAATCTACTTTTTATAGCGGGTGTTGCAAAGAACCTGTTGAAGAATATTGAGTACCGCTTTCATACGTATGTTTGTAGGTGTGAGGGGAATCGAACCCCTCACGCTGCCTTGTCAGCTCACCCTTTAGCCCATTCTTCAAAAGCATCTACAAAATCGCTGCGAATGAAGAGCATATCACCAGTACCATCACCCCACCAATCAGAATAATGGGTAAGAAATTCTCCTTTATTTCCATTGATGCAAAGTTTCTTGTAAATAGCTCTGAACATTGCCGAAATCTTTCTTCCGCTGAAGTGTCCAGCTCTCTTTGCGTCATTCGTGCAATACCCATCGGCAGAATGCTCATCGACATTTCCCTTGTTGTCAACGAAATCAGCATAATCGTCACCCCAAAAGCCATGAGTGATAGTATCTTTCAAGAGTTGCTTTTGGTCTTCCGTTAACTCCTTTACTAAGTTTTCGATTGTTTCCATTTTGAGTAAATTTAAATCGTTTTTGCAATATGTTTTGTAACAAGTTTAGTAACTTGTTTTAAAACACATTGCAAAAATACAAAGTGAATTGATATAATGCAACATAAATCCAAAGAAAGTTTGGATATAATTGTATTTTTAATATTCATTAATACAAAATGTAATCCTATATCTCGCAAAATCGTAGATATATTTATATTTGTCACATAAAATTGTACGTTAATTATGAATACAAGATTAGAACTTCTATACAAGTCAACTCAAGCGGAAAAGAATGTTTGTCGCGTTTTGGATAATCTCGGTATTGATTATATTCGTCAATACAAGATAAAAACTCCGTGTAAAACCTACTATATAGATGTTTTTATTTCGTATTTGCGACTTGCAATCGAAGTAGACGGTAAATACCATTATACAGACAAGCAAAAGCGATTAGACGCGAACAGAAGCGCATGCATACGCAAGCAAGGAATATCAATTTATAGGATAAGTAATAGGGATGCTGCCTACCCTAAAAAGGTTATTCAATTAATTAAGCGATATAAAAAGGCGCAAAAACGCTGATTTTTCGCTTTTTGATTTTGAAATGCAAAATGCGAATGAATAAATTTGTTTCAAACAAATTTTTATTTCATGAAGAAAAAGCTAATCAATTTGTTGAAAACCTCATATTCTGATAAGGGTTTCAACGCAACCGAACTTGAGGGTATTGCCGACTTACTTATTACGAGCAACAACCTCAAAGATGAAGCAACGGACGAAGAATTAAGTAACGCTGTTAGCGGTGCATCATCGTACGTTAATCTATTGCAAAAGGTTGGTAATCGTTATGCTTCACAAGTAGAAAGCAAGTATCAGGGTTACGTAAAGCCAGAACCGCCAGAACCTCCCAAAAAACCAATTGAAGAGCCAGCTACGCTAACCAAAGAACAAGTTGCTGAAATGCTAAGAACAGGTATCGAAGATGCGCTAAAACCTTATAAAGAAGCAGAGACACAAAAGCGTCTTGATAGCGTTTTACGCTCACAAGACAAGTTAAAAAGCATTCCAGAAAAATTTGTTTCGCGATACAAACTTGATAAAGAAGAAAACGCTGAAACATTAGCGACTCAGATTGAACAAGAGTACGCAGAAGAACGCAAAGCTATTCTTGAATCAATGGGCATTGCTGATATTCCTAACACTGGTATAGGAGGAACAGGTTCAGAGGACGATTTTGCCGCGAAAATGAAAGAAGCGCAACAAGCTCTTGCACCCAAAGAATAAACTTTGCATAGGCGCACTTATTATTAACACATATAAGAAAACACGAAAAAACGATGATGTACAAAGAAACAAAGCCTTCAAACATTCAAGAAGGTGTATGGGACGAAAAATCATGCGTTCGCAGACAATGTGGTTTCGTTGTAAATCAAGACAAGTTGCCGAAAGACTTAAAGTGGCTACCTAAGGGAGCGCCACTCGCATACGATGAAGCAACGGATAAAGTAAATGTTTGCAAAACTGCAAAGGTTTATGAAAACGCAGCTAAATCGGCCGTATCGGTAAAGGTTTACAAAGGACACCTATTGCAAGTGAATGACACTATCGGTGGGTCAACTATTTCAGCAATTGATACTTCAAACGCAAATTTCGACACATTGACTGTTCCCGCGTTAGCTGAGAAGGTTGACAAAGATACAGTTCTTGATGACGGTAATGCTGCAAAAGTTGTAGGTTTGAATTACGCGACAATTACACTTGACGGTCAACAGAGCTGCACTCCTACTTTGCAAGCATACGAAATCGAAGAAGGTACATTGCCATATCCATTGAGCGATGCAATCAAGACAGCATTAACATGCCGCCACGCATTCAAACTTTAATCGTCTAACCACATAAAAAACAATTACCGAAAATGGATTCACTTATTAAAGAATTGGAAAAGCCGAAGAATTTCGATGCTTTTATCCAAGAACAAATGAAGAACTCCACTTATAAGGCAGAGTGGAAAGACGAAATCAAGAGCGTTGAATATAGTGCAGGCAAGGTTTATCAAGCCTATTTAGCAGAATACGCAGCTGCTATGGTCGGTTCAGTAGTAGACAAGAATGCTGAAAAGCCAACACACCAAATGCCAACTGCAAAAGAGTTAGTCGGTTCATTGAGCCGCATGGCAGACGAGTGGCAAATGGATAATGATAGACTTACGCAGTATTATTACCTTGAAGGTCGTTATCGCGATAAACAAGCAACTTTCTCCGCGGAGCAGCGTTCAACCGAATTTGCAAAGCTCGTCAAGTATCTATTTGACCCATTTGAGAAGGCCGTTATCGCTCCACAAAAGCGTATTGATATGCTTTACTTCGAAGGCTTATTCAATGGAACGCAAACAGTTGATAAGACCAATAACAAGAAGTCAGCAGTATCATTTACCTATGACCTTGGGGTAACGAAGTTCAAAGCAAAGGTGGCAGCATGGGGGAATGAAACATCAACTCCTATTGATGATATTCAAGAAGTTGTAGATTATCTCGGCGCAAAGGGTAAAACCGTGCTTAAGATGCGAATGAGCATTCGCACGTTCAGAAAGATGTGTAAAAGCAAGCAGATACGCGATACTTTCAAGTTGAAACTTGGCAAGGTTGATGTAATTCAGTCACGCGTTTCTTACAACGAAGTAAACGAATATCTATCAAGCATTCTTTTGCCTAACATCGCTATCGAAAAGGAACGTTATTGCACCTTACAAGACGGTACAAGCGTCAACATGACAAAAGATGACCGTGTTGTATTCCAATGTGCAGAAACTGTAGCCGTATTGAAGGCTTCTGACCCATTGGAAATGCTTGACCCGATACCGAACAAATCTTATTCAACGTATGACGATAACCTCGTTGGTTTCTGGCGAAGCGACAAGGGTCGTTTTATTGACTATGAAATGTGGGCAAACCCTGTCTTTACAGGCAAGGAAGATTACGTAATTCTTGAAACTGATAAAACTGCATAGACATGACAAACATTGAAGCCGTTGCGGCAACTATAGAACCTTATAGCGTATCAGACGAAGCCATTCAAAAAGCGTTGATAGACGCGAGTGCTAAATTTGAATGCCCTTCCGATGCTGAATATTCATTGTCAGCAAAGAAAGGTGTTGCTCTGGCTTCAATGTTATGTTTATCTCGTCTTCGCGTTTTAGCCGCTGAAAATATTGGTGGAATATCACAAAGCTACAATGTAACGAAACTTGATAAGGCTATTAAAGCCATTGCGAAAGACGCTGGCATTTCAGCCGATTTGGTTGATGCTGACGATGAAGATATAGTAACTTGTATATCAATTTAAACCATGAACCTCAGCGATAAAATACAACTTATACAAATAACCATTACCGAAGATGAACGATTAAATCCTATCGAAACAAGAACAATCGTTAATCTCGGCAAATGCGCTATCGTTCAAAATTCATCTGCTGCAAAGGTGAAATCAAATGATGGCAAAGATTACATTTATTCTTATGTCGTTTATTTGCGTAAACCAAAACGAATTGACTATATCCCCAAAGAAAACGATATTATTCGAATAACCAAAAAAGACGGGACGATAGATAAAGAATGTCGTGTCGTTGGATTTGTTACCTTGAAAAATTGGCTAAAGATATGGGTATAGAAGCATTCGGTTTCGATGAAATATTGAATAAGTTGCAAAGCCAACAATCACAAGAACCACAACTTGATGAACGCGTATTGCGTGAGTTAAGTATTCTTGCCGAAGATTTATGTAAAGATGCGCGTGATAGATATAAGTCTCGTGATAGTGGAGGTTACGATGACCATACACGCAATTTACGCGGTAGCATAGGTTTTAGAATATCATTCAACGGGGAAACAGTTGCAAAAGGTGGTTTGGACGGCAGAGGAAGCGAAAAAGGCGAAGATGCAGCAAATTTGGCATTAGAAAGTTTTCCGCAAAGTAATTCTTTATGGGAAATCGTTATTGTTGCTGGAATGGAATACGCAAGATTTGTGGAAGCTAAAGGACACAACGTGATAACATTTCTACAGCAAGAATTAACAGATGCGGTTAACGAAGTAAAAGAAATGATTAAGAATAATGAATTATGAATGGATTAAAGGTAGTTGAAGCATTGGCGGTTTATCTAAGAAAACATCTTGATTGTAAGGTGTTCAAGTTTGCGAAAACTGCAAACTATAAAGGTAAGCCTTATGTATGCATCAACTATCTTGCAATTCAATATGGCAAATGGGTAAATTCATGTATCGTAAACGTGAATGTTCATCAACCAAACATGAGTAATGGGCAACCTGATACGATAGAGCTTTGCAACCTATCAGAGCAAATATCGCAATTAATCCCAAAAACGAATAACCAAACAGAAGATGATGCGCAAGAACTAAATCTTGAAGGTATTCGTTACGAGTTCGATAGCGATAGTAATTGTATGGAAGATGCCGATAATACATATTTCATTAATCTTAGAATTAAAGCAACTTTTTAAAAAGAAATACAATGGCAAACAAAACAGGCGCATGGGGTATTGAGAGTGTGAAATTTGCTACTCTTGTAAGTGACCCAACTGTTGCAGGTGGTAAAGTTGGAGAAAAGACGCTACAGGCAAAAAGTGCATTTCCAACTGAATGGTCGGCTTTTGTAATGAAGGCAATCGTTAAAGATTCACTATCATTCAACGACAACGCTCCCTCAACAAACAATATCGAAATTGAAGACAGTGACAATTATTACGCAACACTTCAAAGTGACGCGGGTACTGAAGGCTTTACCATTCAGACTTACGACATGAGTGAAGAGGCAGCAACATTCTTTTTCGGTTACAAAAAGAATAGCGAAACAGGCTATGTTGAAGAAGATGTAGACTTCAAGTTGCAAAATCAAGCAATTCAGATTGTAACAAAGAAGACATCTGAATTTCCTTCTCATACTTTTGAGTGGGCAAACATGAAGCTTGTTGTTACGAAGTCTGGTACAATCGGCAAGAGCGGTTTTCCGAACATCAACATTGAATGTACGAAGCAAGCCGTTTTTGACGCTGTAACAGGCAAAGAAATGCCTTCAACGCGCTGGAAGTAATAGTTTTTAGTTAATATAGGATTAGTCCATGAGCGGCATATACGGTTTAGCCGTTGTATGCCGCTCTATTTTTTTAATATGGAAGAAAAGAAAAGTACATCAGAAGTTATTAATGAGAAAGCCACATGGTGCTTATTCGGGTGGCTACCTTTTCGATTGAAACCTCTAACCTTATCTCAGATTTGGGAAATTGGGGAATTAGTACAAAAGTGTGATAAATTAGATTTGCAAGGCGAATTTTATGCAATAGAACGAATGCTCGCAGCTCATGGCGACTTAAAACATTTACAAAACATTGTCGTAAAAGCGGTTTTTCGTAGCTCTATAGCGCGTTTTTTATTCGGTTGGTACATTCGTAAGCATACAACAATGAAAGTCTATAAACGCGTTATTTCATTTTGTGCAAAATCTTTCGATGCTCCCTTTTTTTTTCAGTCTTTGACTTTCCTAAGAGATATACATAAATGATATTCAAGTAAAAACAAGTATAAATAAC